TAGCGATTGTTCCACCGCTCCTATATTTTCAATCATTTTCTATTTTTTTTCGTTAATTTTAGATTTTAATTGTTCTATACTCCATCCATTAAATGCTTTTTTACCAAACACTTCTTGGTACTCTTCTCTTAAATCAGATAAATCTTCTTTAGGTTCTTCTTTTTTAACTTTTACACTAGGTGCTTTTTTAGAGGATTTAGAAATACCTTGCTTAACAACATTCGTTAAAATCTCGTTTAATTGACCTTTAACTTGGTCATCTTCAATAACTTCCAATCTTCGTTTCTCTCTAAGTTCATAAAACTCCTTAGTAGCTTCTTTGTCAATCTCATACCACATACCGTTGTTTTTCCAGTTGTGATTTTTGTCCTCTACGTAAGAACGCTCTAAAGCGATTCTTGCTCTTTCCATTTTCTTACTTTCTTTGTCATAGGAATTTCCGTTCCTCATTAACTTGTAAACACTACAAATTACCATAATTGTATCCATAATTATTATTTATTTGTCTCCTCTTGTATTAATACTATTTTATTATCATCGAACCAAGAGTTGAAATCCGATTCTAATACTTTATTATCTTTTAATATATCAGCCCTTGTTAAATAACCCCACCATTTACCAAATAATACTTTTCTTTGAGCTTCTTCCTGCCCGAATATTAAATGAACATCGTTTAATGTTTGATGCAAGTAAGGTTCTATCTCAGACTTCTTAATATTGTTAAACAACTCAACAGGGTTTGTTCTGTAAGTTGATTGTAGATATTGTTTAAATAACTCATCTAATACAACATCATTTTCTTGAGAAGACTTAGACTCCTCATATCTTTTAAGTATTGTATCACTTGGTTCAATAACATAATTTCTACCGTAAGTGATAACTATTTTGTTTTCTTTTTTATCTTTTCCATTATCAACAAAGTTTAATATCCACTCTGACATCTTCCATTCTATAAACTCACTATAATCAGCATATTGATTTAACTTGTTTTCGATAGGTTGTTTGTTAAATATAACTTCTGTTGCTGTTTTTCTACCTCCAAATGTTTCTTCTGTAGCTAATAATGTTCCCCAGAAAGTTCTAAACGCTTTTTTCTCTGCATCATTCAACTCATCTACATATTGATTCCAAGTTTCATTGTCAGGCTTAATATGACCTGCAATATTTGGTGCAATAGTTGCTTGACCTTCTTTTGGAACAGGTAGTGTTACAATATCGGTAATATCTCCCTTTGTTAAATACCCTTTACCATCACAACTTCCACAATCTGAATATCCACCTTTTGAATTATCAACCTTACCTCGACCTTTACAGTCTGAGCATTCAGTTACATATCTCCAATGTATTGGGAATCCTTGGGTAAACTTGTATAATGTTTTTATTGATTGGTCTCTTGAATATTCTTTTGATAATCCTAAAATTGAGTTTATAGGAGAAACTGTGTAATTGTAACCTGTTTTTACAATGTTTGAATTTATAATCGCAGGAACTTCACCGAAAGGATGTGTGAAGGTTAAGCTGTTTGATAAGGTGTACATTTCCCCTATTCTAATAAATGTTCTATCCTTACTGTCATCTACTATTCTCCAATGCTCGTAATTATCTCCATTAATCTTACCCATGTAAGGCTCGAAAATAATCCACTCCATTAGTTGACCTCTTTTCTTATATTTACGAATAGTATTAATATTCTTATAAGTTGGGAAAACTTCTTTTCTTGGCTCCGTGGTATATTCCATAAACATAATACCATTAGGGTCAACGTGTCTAACCTTTAATCCTACGTCTTGAATCCAATGAGCTAAAGTATTGCTGTCTTTTATGTTTGCGATAGTTTTTAGAAACTCAGCCTTTACCTCATTGTCATCAATATCATATACCTTATTACCTCCTGTTGCGTAAGAAATATTCTCTAAAGGTTGGAATAACCTCTCAAAGAAATCTTGAATATCCCTAGAATACTTTTTCCTTGCCAGTGCTTTTTTATCACTCTCAAGATGCTCTATTCGTGAAATTAATTCACTACTAAAATCATCACCTTCAATTAAGGCATAAAGAGTTTTTGATTGCTCTCTGATAAGTATTAATTCATTGGATAACGAATTGTTATCTTTAATAAGCTGTAATGCTTCGTTATCTGTTAATTTCATTTTTTAAAGTATTATTTGGCAAAGATAGTTATATTTACCATATTATTTTCTGTGCCACAAAAGAATTTACTTCTGTGTACATTCTCATCATTAACATGTCGGCATAATCTGGACTTCTACCTAACCTTAATTTTAAGTCTGTTTTCTTTTCTAAACGTATCTTACCATCATCATCTAGTGTTTTTTTCCTGATTTGCTCTAGCTCTTTTATGATATTGTCTTTGTGAGACCTATCTTCTATGTAAATCTCTCCTTTCTTAACCTTCTCAGCAAGTTTAAAGTAACATTGTGTCTTTAAATTCGCGTAATTTTCGTCTCCATAAGCTCTTGTGTTGTTTCTAAACTGAACAGCATCCTTTAGGAAACCATCCTTTGCACTTTGCCTAACAAATAACTTCGTTCCATCTGCATCATAAATAACATTACTAGATGGTACTCTATATTTAACTCTTAATTCCTCAATCTTCTTTGAAACTAAAACTTCATTAATCTTATCAATAGAGACTATCTTCTCTAAAACAAACCCGTTCCATATTCCAATAACGAATATATCACTACCTTCATACGCAATATCAGCGGTTAAATACCTTTCACCTGTTTTTTCTACAAACTCATTCGTGTATAGGTCAATAATCTTATTATAGTCAAATAGTGACATAGGATTATCATCAAATTCCCAATTACCGTAAACTAAACGTTGTGTAGCGGATTCATCATCTTTAAGCCGCCTAATCATTCTATCTATATAATCTTGTCCCAACGCAATGTTATCACCTACCAACGCTTGTATAAACGTTTTGTGTGGTTCTATTGACCCATTTTTACTAGGTATGTAAAACTTACTATAAAGGTAATTCTTACTTGGATTCGCTGTTTGCAACAGTTTAGGGGTTAATCCTGTTTCTTTGTTTCTCCAACGACCTAAACTATTCGCTAAACTGTTAATACATTTTTCATCATCATTCTCTCCTGCTTCCTCGAACCAACCTCTTGTCATCTCCATTGAACCGAAACGAGAATAGTCGGGGTCAGAAGGAATCCACTTTGCATCTAAGTAAAAAACCTTACTACCATTGTGTAAATTCCAAATATTGTTCTTACCATCAAACTTGTACATGTTTTCGGTAATACCCCAATCAGAAAAAACCTTATTTATCGTACCACTTGTATATGATGTTAAATCCTTCAAAGTCTTACGAGCAATGAAATATCTTGTGTCTGGGTACATAAAAGCATCTCCAAATATAAGATTTACACCTAGCCAAGACTTTCCTCCACCTTTTCCTCCACCATAAAGTATTTCCTCTATTTCAGGGTTCACCCAAGCCTTAGCTGCCTCTAACTGCTTCTTGTTCCCTCTAACATTAAACCTTATCTCCATTTTATTTATACTTAATAAACCAGTATACTATATCTTAATATGATTTTTAGTAATATTAAACTACTGCTTTTATGTTTGTATAATTTTGCTAAGTTACAAAATTATTAATTATAAGCTAGTTATCAGCTTTTTACAGTTGTTGTCTTTTCTTTAACCAAAAGAATCTCAGTATTCTATTTAGAATTGTGTCATCTTTTTTTAGATGAAAAAATGTCATCTTTGCGAACTTGTCAGCTTCTCTTAGAGCTTCTGCCCTAATTCTCTGCTCCTTGCTTCTTTTTGTCTGATAACCCATGACTAAAATGGTAATCCATCAGGTTCAGAAGCAGCACCCATTGCTTGTGGCTCTTCTTGTACAGACTCTTGCTCTGTCTTCTCTATTCTCCATGCTACAATACTATTGAAGTACTTTGCAACACCCTCTGGGTTAATCCATTCTTTACCTCTTAAATTTATAGATACTTTAATACTATCCCCTACGTTATAGCTATCAATTAAGTCAACTTTATCTTGGTGTAGCTCTAAGCCTATCATTTGTGGATATGTTTCATCCGTTACCACTACAAACATTCTTTTAGTAAATGTTCCAAATGTCTCTGAATCTTGTTTTAATTTTAATACTCCTGTTACTTCCATGTTATTTTGATTTTAAATGTTCTACTTCTCTTTTTAAATATTCTAATGCCTTTTCTAAGTCTTGTATCTCGTTATCCTTCTTTCCTGCTCTACAGATGTATTTAACTATATTTCCGCGGTTAAAATTCAAGTCATACAGCTTACAAATGTCTATAACGTCTATTGAATTAGTTTTATAGTGTTCTCCTAGCATCTTAATTCCCTAAGAAGTTAGTTAGCAACACCTTCCATTCATACGGAATGTCGTTTATTAATTCTTCTATATCAACATTCTCAATTTCATCTATTACGTCTGCTGATAAATAACCCTCTTCGTGTTTTGCTAAATAAGCAACATAATACCCATCCTCGAATCCTATTTGTATCTTGTACATTATTTTATGAAGTGTGGTTTAAGTGTTATGTTTAATCCTTCAAACGATTCGTTTACAAACCCTCTACGCCCTAATTTAAAGTTATTCTTAATCCAATTTGAACTCGGAGAAAGTGCAGGGTAGTTGAAGTAATAAAAATCATCGCTAGTACACATATCAAACAATTCTTGATGACTATCACC